TCATATATTAAAAACTTCGCCATCCTCCGGAACCCACACATTTCCCTTGTAAAATTGCTTTGCCTCCTCTGTATACCGCTCTTTTCGCTTTTTCCCGGTCTGGTCTTCAGTATGCCAGATTAACAGATTCTTTACCTTTAAATCCTGTGCAATCATACTTGCCTCTTTTACCGTTTGATGTTGATATTGGTACGCATGAAACTTCGGTTCTTCATCAAATAAGCAGAAGGCTTCGGATAATAGCCAATCTACATTTTTACTATATTTTTTACCATTTTCTTTCAACGGCTCATCTCCAGCAAATACCAGTTTCTTTCCATTATCATACTCCATCAAAAAACCATATTGTTTCGCTTTTGTAGAACCAATATCAAAAAATGTAAAATCATAATTTAAAATATGTTTCCTTTCATGGTCTTTTACCAAAACAAACTTAATTCTTGTCTCCAAAAAAGCCTGGCTTCGTTTCTTAAGAATCATGCGGCACACATGTAATACCTTTCCCAATACTACATCGTTTCCGTAAAGATAAAAATCCCCCTCATATTCCTCCAGTTCTAACAACTCCGCAATCGTGCGAATTACCCATATCATCCCTAAAAAATGATCGGTATGTTCATGAGAAAGAAAGGCATAATGAAGCTTCTTCCAATTAAGATTCATAGTATCAAATGCCCGCAAGATGTCACTGCCCCCTGTCCCGTCCACAAGAAACAACTGATTATCTTCCTCAAAAACACAGGAGGTATTGATATATTTACTTACTGTTGCTGTTCCAGTGCCAATGATGTGCATTTTCATTGTAAAATCTCCTTTGTATTTTCTTTGATTAATACTTCCTTCTTTCCAGCGGATTCCCTTTCGGGTTTCTATGTAATCAGAGGGTTACAGGTCTCCGTTTCACTTCGGTCGTTGCAAAACAAGTGCCACTGGCACTCAGCAACCTCTGTTGAAAGACTAACCGCCTACCGTTATGGTAACACTCATGTTCGGATTATAACATATATCCTTTATCGTCACAATATGTCATTTTAATCCCCATAACTTACATTATATTATTACAAAAAAGAACCCATACCATCTAGCATGAGTCCTTTAAAAAATCCTATCCCTTTCTATTTCACTTTCAGCCCTTTAAAAATCTTCGCATAAGTTTTCTTCACTTTCTTCGGCACCTTAATTACCATCTTTTTATTTACACCCTTAAATGCCTTCTTGCTGGCTGTTTTCTTGGTGAGTTTTGTTGTCTTGATCTTTACTGTTTTTAATGCCGGACATTTGTAAAATGCATTGTTGCTGATGCTTTTAACATTCGCTCCGATTACCACAGATTTCACTTTCTCGTTGTTCTTTACAGCTTTGGCCGCTACAGAAGTTACCTTACCTTTCACATCTCCTATCTTTTCATAAATCTCATTTTTAATCTTTGCTGCATGATCCAGTAAGTTTGTTTTCTTTACTGCATTCCAGCCGTTCTTGATTCCTGTGATTGCATCTTTTCCCTTGCCTACTAGCCATTCTTTCGCATTTCCAAGCTTTTCTTTGAATTCGCCCGGGAGTTTTGCCACCCATGAGAAAACTTCCTTTATTTTATTTTTAAGTCCTTTCAAAAGTCCGCTTATAATATAAGTGCCCTGCTCGGCCATGACTGTTGATGGAGAATGTATACCAAAGGCTGTTTTGAATGCATCAATAATTGGCTTGAAAATATTGTCTTTGACCCATTTTGCAATATTTTTCATTCCATCTTTGATTCCTTTTAGGATTCCGAGAGGAATATTTCCGCCGCACTCTTCTATTTTCTTTTTGAAATATTTTTGTGCGTTTTTAGCAGCATCTCCAATAAGTTTTCCTAAGAGACCTGCCAGTCCTGCAAGAGCTGATGCAAGAGCTGTGCAGAGAAGCTTGTATATTCTCGTTGCAATTCCAAGCCAATCAATATTCTCAAGGAAGGTTGCGATGTCTTTTCCGACATTGCTCCATTTCACATTTTCAATCGCAGTTATTGCAAAATCTAATACTCCCTTGATTCCATTCGAGATTGTCTTTCCTGCTTTCGCCCAGTCAAATGTATCAAACAGACCATTTATTGCATCTGTAAGGGCTTTCCCGGCTTTCTTCCACTTGAAGTTCGTAACTGCCGTGTATACTGCTTCCAGGGCTGTATTCAAGCCATTGCCAATGGTCTTTCCTACAAGATTCCATTTCGTTGTCTTGATAAAGGTGTTGATTGATGTGACAATGCCTCCTACAACATTTCGGACTGTTTCCTGAATCAGATCCCAGTCAAGCCCCTCCATTGCGCCGTTGATGCCGTCACCAACCGCTTTTCCAAGAGAGTCCCAGTGAAAATTCTTTGCAAAAGTATTAGCAAAACTAAATGCTGTATTGAGTCCTTGAGAGATTGTATTTCCTACTAATCCCCAGTCTACTGTCTCGATAAAGCCATTTAGGAAGGTTGCAATACTTTTTGCTATCTTGTTGCACGTCTTCTTGATTCTATCCCATGGAATGCTCTCTAAGGCTTCATTGATTTTCTTTCCGACCATCTGGCCGATTTTCGTAAAGTCTCCTTGTGCCCAGGCATCTTTTAACATTTTGGCTAAGTCTTTATATTTGTTCGGGATTTTCACCGTTTCAAACATATCATTTGGACTTAAACCGCCGCTACCAGATGAATTAGAAGAATTTTTATCATCTAGTTTGTTGATCTCATCAAATCCCATAAGGGTTCGTTGCAAATTTTTCGCCTTTTTTGAGCTCTTATCAAGGCTTGCTGCATAATCCTGATTGACTTTCTTCGCCTTGACAAAAGTAGTCTGTCCAGCCAAACTTGCTGTGAGCTGTCCAAACGCATTCACTACTGTGATAATCTTTTGGATTAGCGCATTTAATACCGGTGTTATCACTGTAAGGATTGGGGCAAATGCAGTGGCCAGAGAATTTTTAAGCTGCGTAAGTGACGACATCAACAATGAGAGGTCCGCATTTGTCTGTTTACTGTACTTAGACAGATTCTGCATTCCTTCCTTTGCGCCACTTAATGCTCCCTGTATGATAAAGCTTGCGAACATGAATCTCGCCGTCATACCAAGTGTGCTTAATATGCCTCTTAACCCTCTTCCGGACTGTCCCATTCCATTCATGGACTTTCTGGTCCTTCCTATGATAGGAATGCCAGAAGTGAACTTTTGAATCAGTGCAGCAAAAACTCCGGAAGTTCTTTTAATGGCTGTTGAAACACGTTGAAATACAGAGCTTGTTCCAGAAATAATTTTCTTCAATCCGCCCCATCCTTTAGAGCCTATATAAGCCGCATTGCTTAACACTTTCCCTAAGACAGGGATTCTTTTTATCGTATTATTTACTTACGAAGTGATCTCTCTCATCTTTGCCGGGATCTGTTTTAAAGAATAGGAGGCAGTAGCTCCTGCTGTCTCAAGTCCGCTACCGCTGCTTAATTTGCCGGAAGTCACGCTCTGAACATCATGCCCATTTGCAACCATCCCGCCTTGCGCCGCTCTGTACTTTTCCAGCATCGCTATAGTTCTGCCGATTTCCTGCTGATTTTTAATCCAGGTACCACTCCCTTTGTCCAGCCCTGCAGCAGTTAACCCCGTCATTTCTGTTTTATACTGAGCAAGTTTTTCTTTTGTTGCCTCGATTTCAGAGGATAACTTTCTTGTTGCTTCGGATGCTTGGAGCATTTTATCTTTTCCTTCAAGGCTCTCCATTTCCTGTTCTAACTCTTGTAGATGTTTTTTTGTCTTTACGATTTCTTCATCCAGATTGAACATTTGTCCAGATGCATCAACATCCGTCATTGGAAGTCCCTGGTTCATCCGCTCCTTTTTCTGATTTTTTAAAGATTTCAACTTTTGATTTTCACTCATTCTCGAATCGTAAAGATTCTGATACTTAGGGGTAAATTCTACATCTTCTCCCGTCTTTTCAAGCTGTCCTCTTTTCATGCTCAGTTCTTCAATAGCTTCTTGTGCTTTTTTCGCTTTCTCTGTCAAATCCTGATATTCACCAGATAATCCTTTGTCTTCTCCCAAAACAGATAGGCGCTGCTGTTCTCTTTCTAGCTTACTCAGGGCTTTTTCTGCCGCATCAATATCTGATGATAGGTCTTTGTACTCTTCTGTATGTACTTTGATTCCTGCGGCAAGCTGGGCTTGTTTTATATAATCTTTCATTGAGTCCTTTACGGATTGGGGAAGGCCGCCAGATTTTATATCAGACAGTGTCTTTTTCAAAAGATTGCCTGCGGCAAGTTCTTCTTTGCCAAGTTTGTTTTTAAAATTAATGCCACTCATTGCTTTTTTAATTGCATCAGAGGCTTTTTTGGCTTCCGCTTCACTCTGGCTCATCTCTCTTTTAAAAGACTTCGAGTCTCCCTCTATCGTAACCTTTAATTTTGCAAGATCTTCGCTCACATTTCCACCTCCTTCCTTTCAAAAGTAAAAGCCAGGATCACTCCCGGCTTTCAAATTGTGCGATACGTTTTTGCCAAGCTTCTTTATACCGCTCTAATTCTTCCTGTTTTCTTCTTTCATCGTCTGATTCTTTTTCTTTTGCAAATAATTCAGGGTAATAATCCCAAGCTTTTATTACTTGCCCGTCTTCCGAAAAAGCTGTAGCTAAGTTTCCTGTTATCGTTTCGGCCAGAATGAAATTATCCCATATTGCCTGCTTTCTTTTTTCTTTTTCTCTTTTGTAATATGCTTCCAAAAGGTCAATGATTTCATTAAGAGACAAGCTCCAGAAGCGTTCCGGACCGATGCCGGCGTATAATGCTTCTGGATATAGATACATGAGATAGTCTGTTGTCGTGGTTATTTCATCTCTTCCATGATTTCCTCCGACTGATCCGCCGGGAAAAAACCCGATACTACCAGTGTAGGGATAATGATTTTTGTATAAAAACTAAACTGATCACCGCCATCTTCGGTCCATGTATCGTAGAGTTTCTTGATTTTTGTATAGTTCATTCCCGCTTCCCAGTTTTCCATTGCCGCCTGGATAATGGTTAACATCACAGTAAGAGGCGGCATTTCACTGACAATGTTCATGATATTCTGATGATATTTGTTCTCTACTCTTTCAATAGAGCCTGCCTGCAGTTTTAATCTGTAGTCTCTGCCTTTTACCGTCCAATAATGGAAAGGACGTCTCTTTTTCTCCATCTCCACTACTTTTTCTTCTGTTTCATTTACTTCATCTAAACCGCCAAGATTTTCGTTCATCTTCTACCTCCTTATGCCGGATCTGTACGTTTGATTGACTGTACGGCGATAGTAGCTTCAAATTCGATTACGCCGTTAACTCCACCGCCGGTACGTTTTACTGCTACCTGTCCTGTAAATTCTGTTATTGTCTTGTCCGGAAGTGTTTCCTGAAAAGTCACTACTGTTCCCTTATCCGCTGCCGCGCTTAAAACTCTGTACGGAGATTCTGCTTTGGTATTATCATACTTAAACTTGTACTTCATATCCGATAAATCCCCAATTCCCTTTTCATATACTTTATGGGAATCTGTTAAACAGGTATTATCTACTTTTTCAATATCTTCTCCCATTTCCGGGATTTCTTTTAATCCAGGAAGGTCCGTGAAAGGAGATTCGCTTTCTCCCGTTTTGTAACCTAACTTTGTTCCATTTGCTAACATATATTCGCCTCCTTAATTGTTCCAATATACGAGATCAGAATCCATGTCAATGATCCCCTCGTACCTCATCTGTTTATGTTTAAGACCTGAAGGGTCCGGCACATCCATACAGGCCGTTCGGACTAATCCGAGTGTTGCGACTTCTCTATCTACCTGCATTGCTGTTTCGGACGTACTCTTGTTATGCCAGATGTCAATGCGGTATCTGACTTTTGCTTTGTCTTCTTTGTTATCTGTACGCTCAAAGACGCTGTTATCCTCCTCGGTGTACTGGATTACCGGGAATTGTGCCCAGTTTGCAGGGTAAACGTCTGTGACGTTATCTGTCACTTTGCACAGTGCGGCGTAAATCTGGTCTTTTACATTCTTCATCTATTTTCCTTTCATTTCTGCCTTGAATTCTGTTTTAAATGCGCTCAATACTTCTTTTTCATTGTCTTTTAAGGCTGGATACATAAAAGGATAAGCAGGATTACCAGTACACTGATAAAACCGTCCCTCTGGGGTGTCTATGTAAAACCAATGGTATTTTTCTGCCACCCTCCTATCTATCTGGCTCTCGTGGATCCACCATGGGGACATCTTATAGGCTGGAGAGATGTCCGGAGAAATCCCCGCATGATGCTCTTGTCCCTTTTTACCGGTGCCAAATTCAACGTACGGGGCATAGGCTTTATTTGTGTAACATATGCCCTGTACAGTGTCACCGTTTTGCCTTATTTCTGTGTGGATACTCTGTCTAAGTTCCCCAGTGTCTTCATGGCAATTTAGGACCGCTGCTGACCTTACTATCTCAATCGCCTGTGCTGTTGCCTGTGTAATGTTCGTTCGTGCAAGTTCCCTTAGCTTTCTACTGAGTTCTTCCATTCCTTCTACTGGCATAGGCTTTCCACCTCCAGCGTAAGAAAACGATATGGTTTGATTGCTACGATCTTATAATCCGGTTCAGCATTTTGACCAACGAATAAACAGATTCCATCCAACTCGGTTATATCAGCACCATTATCCAAGATATAGTGCACTTTTCCGTCCTCGTCAGACTGAATATTATATTCTCCATCAATTTTTATATTCTGGATATATCCCAATCTCTGCCCATACTGTTGTGCCTGCACCTTACCGGATGCCGGCCAGTATTCTCCCCGGAAAGTAGAAGAGGGACCGTATCTTTCTGAGACACAACCTTCTTTGTCCTTCTCTATGATTTTTTTGCGATGGTAATGCGTTTGCAGTCTAGTTTCCCGAAGTCTCATATGTCTTTCCTCCCACGCGGGCCAGGCGATAACGGTTCAAGATGTCATAGATCTGTTTCAACGTATCATCAAAGCTATATGACTCTCCTCCCTCGCTCCTGGACTTTTCTCCTTCCGTTCCCCGCCTGTTATATGCAACCAGTGCGAGATCCCGCACCGGTTTCTTTAACTGAGGAATCATATTTTTTCTATTTGTATATGAAAGGACAGTTTCTCTTGCATCTTCCAAAAGGATTTCTAACAGGGGTTCATCTGCACATCCGGTAAGGGTTTTTAGGATTTCTACATCTTCCGGCACGTTATCCCTCCTTTAAGACATCAATGAGCTGCTGCTTGTTTAAAGAGCTCGTCCCCTCTAATCCCTTGGTCTTTGCAAGTTCTCTTAATTCCTGTACAGTAAGTTCTTCTAAGTTCTGTGTACTTTCTGAAACGTCCTTTTCTGTATCAGAAAAAACTTTTTTTGTTTCTAATTCAGAATATCCTTTGCTTATCCACTTCTGGATATCTTGACCTTCCGCTTCTCTTTCCACGTTTTTTCTGATCAGTCTCATCCTTCCGCCTCCTGAACGCTTAAATAAATAGAATCCAGCTTATTATCCAGAACCCAGATGTCATGGAAACGTCTGTAATCCATCTGCCATGTGTTCAATTTCTGGTTTATTGTCGGGTCAAAGATACGCATGATATCCTGTTTTGTTACCGCAATCGGTGTAGTTACCGGGCAAATGAAGAAATTTAAGTTCTTTGCAGATGTGCCTTTCTCGTATCCACCCTTTTCCTGTCCAGAAGTTTTTCCATCATTTAACTTAATTGTGCTATACATACGGTTTGAAGGTGTCCCGATAATCGGAACTCTATCTACGGATGGCACCTCTGTCTGGATACCTCCCTTAGAAAATGTTGTCACTCTGATTTTATCTGAAAGCTCCAGTTCTAATTCCATGATGAAATCTTCTGTTGCCTGGCAGATTAACGGTCCGTTATAGCCGTTTTCTCTTATCGCCTTGATCCCCTCTTTAATCTTACGGAGTGCAGAAGTTCCTGTTGCTCCTGATGTGTAACCTTTGCCAATCATGCCCGCTTTATTAGCGGTAAGCGCTTCTGTTGCAATCTTGGAGATGCGGTATGCATCAATTTCTGGAACCACCTGTGTGCGCTGAAATTCTCCCATTGCCGCTCCTGCTGTCGGGATAAAATTTGATTCGTTAATATCCATTGGGTCTAACTGGAATAAACGACCACGATCCTGCGTCATTTTTCTTGTTTCATACTCCAGTGTAACGGAGCCGCGCTGGTATCCAGCCTCACGGTCATAGTCGCCCATTCCCTGAACATTCATTTTGGGAATCTTAACCTCCGCTCCTCCGTTATAGATCACCTGTCCAGCATTGGCATCCATCCAGCCAGTAGTTGCTTCCCGGACAGCGATCTTGTCGAGCTGTGTCATAAATAAAGTTGCCGTTGCTAATGTATTGATCGCCATATATATTCACTCTCCTTTTTAGTTATAAATACCCATCATCGCATTGTAAACCTGCTTTTCAAGGTTGTCCTGTCCACCTGTCTCTGTTGCTTTCTTTGGCGGCTTATCGCCTTTTAATTTTTCATCGACTGCAGCTTCTACTGCCTTCTGGAAGGCATCTTTTACCGTCTGCATTGACTTTTTGCAAGAATCTGCGTCCGTATAATCAAGAACCTCTGCAAGTTCTACTGGGAGACCATCACCTGTTAAAGTGTTCTTGGCTTCCGCCATCAACTCCGCTCTGGCCACTTTTCTTTCTCTTTCTGAAAGTTCCTTGTCCTTCTTGTTCTGCATATACGTCTTCTGTTCGTCCTTTGTCATTTTAGCCAGCTTTTCTGCTTCGGAAAGCTTGTCATCCGCCAGTGCCTGCCACTTCTCCTGAGCGTTTGTTACCGCCGTATTAACCGCTTTCTGAACCCGTCTGTCAAACTCTGCCTGATTCCCTTCCTCTGCTAAAAAGTCGTCAAAAGAAACTGGTTCCGTTCTGGCTCCGTTATCGTCCCCACCCTCGGGTCCGCCACCGTTTCCTCCTGGATCAGCAAAAAACTGTAATCTCATTTTCATTTTGTGTTCGTGTTTAAATTCTTTCATTGTTCTTCCTTTCCGCCCAGCCAATTCACGCTTGTGCCCAGGCCATTCAGTTTTGAAGTTGCCCGTTTCTTTAACGTCTGACGGAAAAAGACATAAAAAAATAAGACGCTTCACCCTGCGTCTTTTAGGGAGATATCCGGATCACCTCCTACTTCTTGTTTGTAATTGTAAACGGTACAATAGATTCTGGAATATAATTTACTTCGTACTTATATTTGTTTACCTTTGCACCTCCTAAATCTTCAATCACATACATAGAGTCCCTGTTTAAACCAATAATCTGTTTCTTGTAAGTCCCGTCTTCCATTTCGCAGATTAAGCTGATTTTCTTGCTATCGGAAGCATCTAAGGAAAAGGCTCCGACAAGTTCAAATTCCACTTTGTCTGTTCTTGTGTTGATAACTGCAAATCTTCTTAAGACATTGAAGTTATCCGCTTCTTGTGAGACGTTATTGGATACCTGACTTGCTTCTGTACACCCCACTAATGCTCCTGCAGCTAACATTACTGCTGTTACTGCTACTAAAATCTTCTTTCTCATTTCTGTGTTTCCTTTCCTTCCTTGATAATCTCCACCATACCCTCTTTTACAAGATGTTCGGCACGTTCTTTACTTACTTCAAAAACTTCGTCTTTTTCTTTGATTTCGTTCAACGCAACATCGTTGTACCGTTTAATGACTTTGACTTTCAGTGTCCTCACCTCCTCATTGTGCTGGCGCAATTAAACCATTAAGTCTATATTTTCCATTACTGCTCTCGCTTCGAGTACCGCTATATAATCTGCCATAGCTTTAAGCTGCATATTGTAAGTGCTGCGTGGGCAAGTAGGTTCAAAAAAGACAAGCGTTCCCTCATCCCATTCCTTAAGCATTTTTCTTAATCCATCAAAGCGAATCTCTAACTGCTTATATTCTGCCTTAAAACGTTCCTTATAATCTTCGTTCATCATACCCACTGCAGTTGCTGGAAGTTTATTCTCATCGTATTCTCTATAAGCTTCCTCAAATGCATATGCCGGAGACCAACTTACATAATCATCGCTGTACTTCACGAGATAGCCTGCATCCTCCGGATTTTCGTCCGCTGGAATCTGCCAGCCTCTGTAGTTATTGTAAGCTCCTCTTGTCATTGGTCTTGCTTCAATTACTTTTGTTCCAACATACTTCTTCATGTCTTTTACCTTCTTTCCTTAAATATCATAAACAACCTTACAGTTGTTAGTTTTTCCATTTGCTAAACCATATTCAATCACAGTTGGATATCCGTTATCCTCCAACCACTCTTTTACTTTTTCTAAAACGCTGTCTTTATACTGGACTGTGACTCCATCATGTCCATTTTTGCTATATGCTGTTCTGACAATCTCATCTGCAAATAAGTCAAGTTTCTGGATAATCGCCGATACCGCCTTATCGTGTGGATTTCCGTTGGTTGAAAGAATTCCAAGTTCTTTTGCGATGGATGTGCAGTCCCAGAGTTTGCTATCTTCTGTGATTACTGGAGAGTGAACCGGATAACCATTATCTATATAAATTCTTACCACTTCTGCAGCAATAAATTTTGCATCTACTCCTGCTTCCTGTAAGAGGCCAGTGATGTTCTTTGCCATCTGGTTTACAGAAGAAAGTTTTTCCTTTTTGTTTTTCTCTTTTTCCGGCATTTCATAGGATCCTGTCTTGCGGATCCGTGGAAGAACATCATCCGCAACCCAATCTGAGAAACGTTCTGCGGCAGGCTGTCGGCTTTTAAAAATCAATTTATAAACACCGCTTTCTGTAAGAAAATTCTCACCTGCATTGTTCAATTTTCGGATGTCGGTATTACCGATATCCGAATTTTTAAGTTTTACAACCTGTTTGTTACTCATTTTTCTAAGATTATCATTAACGTTTTTGATATTTAAAATATAAGCCACATGTCTAGGGTTAAACAGCACCTGTCCATTCCATTCAAATATTTCCACACTGTTTCCTTCAAAATTCATCAAATTATTCATCGCAAAATCCTCCTTTTTTTCAAAATTACCAACGAAATAAGACACAGCCTTTCGCTGTGCCTTTATGGTTCTTTCCGGGAGGTCAGGAGCATACCCTGACAGGAGTTCTCCCGTTATTCAATTAATTTCATATATGGCCTTTCTTAAAAATGAGTATAAAAATACCACCTATCCTTTTCTGATAAGTGGTCCTATTCCTTATGATTTTTACATCTCATGCAAATTTCTTTATATTCAGGTACTAAAAGCACTCTTTCCGGCACTGTCCAATCAGGGGCGAGTCCCTCTGTAACCATGTGAATATCATAGCACAATGCATCATCAATCATTCTTTTGAGTATCGGACACATGACTTCCTCCTGCATATTTTTCCACCACCTTCCTGATTTTCAAAGTGTTCTCATCAAATTCTTTACTCGAAAAAGCTGTTCTTATATTTTTATTTTCTACGTCTACATATGCCGCTCCATCTTTGCTATAATAGTTTACAAAACGTCCATTCCATCTGGTAAGTGAAATGTCTGATTTTTTTATAAAGTTTTCTGCCTCTTCACGGCTAACCATATGTGCCCGTTCTGCATTGATATGATTTGTATCGTATGTATAATCAGAAACATCTATCTTTTCTGGATTTACTTTTGGAATTCCTTTAATGCCAGAATCTTTGAGAGCCTTTCCAATCTCATAATCTGTCTTAGTGTTTCCAGGATTCTTTTCAAAGTATTGTTTTAATGCTTTGAGTTGTTCCCATTTTTCAGGTTCATTATACTTCATTTCCTGGAAGTCTGCAAAATGTTTTGGCATATCTTTTCCTAAAACTTTTTGATATGAGTCAAATTGTCTTCGGTCTTTCGCTACGTTTTTCACTGCCTTTTCCTGTGCTTCAGCTTTTGGTTTTCCCTTGACATATTGCTTATACCATTCTTTATAGGTCATATTGGCAGGAACCTTTATTGTACGTCCCGTTTCGGGGTCGTACGCATTTCTTTTCATGTTTTTAAGTATTTCATCGTCTACAATACTTATTGTCGTAGAACGGCACCACGGATGCATTGGCGGGTAATTCTTCCCGGCCATTGCTTCTGACACCGAGAATGTTTTACCGTCTAATCCCCGGCACAATTCGCTGGTCCTTAAGTCCAAAATTGCCACATAACGATATTTTTTTATTCCTGCTTCTTCATATGCCCTCTTTTGCAGTTCTCCATGTACGAAAGCCGACTCTGTTCTTACTAATCGTCTCGCCTGTATCATACCAGTATGAAATGTCTTCTCAAAGGTCTGTGCTGTTTCTCTGTCGGTTCTTCCTGTAAGGAGGCTTATTACCATTTCTTCTTTTATCGTTTCTGCAAGGTCTTGCGTGTTTTTCCATATACGTTTGGAATAGTGTTTCCCGGACCAATTTATTGACAATGCATGAGCTATCTCTTTTTCAGAAATATTAGAAAAAGCAAATCCATAGCCCGTCTGTCGTTGGGTATTATAAATGGTTTTATAGTAGCTGTCTCTGGCCAGATTCTCAAAAAAGGTTGTGTCAAATTGCTTTTCTTGTTCATATACATTTTGCATCAAGAAATCTGCCTGCTGCATCATATCTTTAAATCTCTCTATCCTGCTGGTATATGCCGGAGCTTCTAATACTTTTAGGATGCCCTGTCTTCCTTTTCTTGTTTTCTCGTTTCTGAGAGCTAATAAGAGTTCATCTATGGATGCTTTATCCTGCATCTTATTTAAGAGTTCCCATGCCTCTACTTCGGAAAGTCCGTAATCTTTGCGGTACTTGTCAAATACATCTCTGGCTGCATAGGTTAGCTGGGTCAATGCCTTTCGGTAAATCCCGGATATTTTCTGTGCAGTCTTTTCTGCGTCTTCCATTGCATGATACATATCCCATGCCGCTCTATTCTCCCAGTAATCACTCATCTACATCATCCTTTGTATCTTTGTTACCCGGTGGTGTATTTTCCTGCATACCAAATAGTGCCTGCTGTTTCTCGATCGCTTTCTCTTCCTCTTCGTCTAATCTTTTTAATTCTTCGTCAACGTCTTCTACAAAAGGAACTTGCGAAAGCAATGTCTTTCGGCTTATCTTTCCCCAGAGATTCGCTATGATCTGAGAAATCTCAAGAAGATTCTTTGGCAGAGCCCTTGTAAATGTCGGTGTGATGCCAGATATGTCTATCTGCTGTCCTTTCAGGTTGAGAAAATTGGCAAAGATACGAAGCCTCTTTCGGAGTCCCTTTTTATAATAGCGTGTTTTAATCTTTGTGATATTCTCCATGCCTAATAGTTTAAACTCCATCGCCACACCGCTGACATTACCGCCGAAACTTTCATCTGTCATACAAGGGATATGGGAGAATTTATGAATGTCCTGTTCGATTGCTTTCTTTAAGATTTCCACACCGCTCTCATCGAATGTTCTGGTGAGATACTCCGCTTTCGCTCCCTCGCCTGGCATTTCTAATACCTTTCGCTGTTTCACTTTCTGCATTGCTGTTTTAATGCCGTCTTCTTCTTTCCCCTCATCGTCCGTTACCGTATCGTCCGCAAGTAATGTACCGTAAATTGCCAAAATCGCATCAATGAACTGTTCTTTATCGGTGATGCGGTCACTCATGAGAGCATTATACGCATCAATAAGAGGAATCTGCAGCTCAAAGTCTCCAATCGCTAATTTATTGTTCTGGTATTCGATGATCGGTATCTCTCCCATGTGATGAATATATGGGATTTCCGTTGTTGGCTGTATCGTTGGGATATTTTCGATATCTAGCTCATATTTATAATTCACTGTCACAACTGTTGCCATGTAGTGGTCTGGAGATCTTCCGGAATCATCTTTCTTGACATAATAATAGACAGCAAAGAGCTCATTTTCTTCAATGCTGTCATCCTTTACCATGAAAGTATTCTCTGCTGAGATATTTTTAATGCAGAGAGTCGTTTCATTCTCCTTCACATAAATATATTCATAGGCTAATCCATAAATAGAAAGTTCTAATCCATTGTCTCCATCCGCTTCATCCGCTCCCGCATCCTCTAAAGCATCCGTTAGTACTGTAATGTCAGCAGAAGATTTATAGGAGACTGGGTTGCCGATGAAGTAGCTTACTACTGTGTCAGAGATATCTTTTGCATGATTACATACAAGTTTATTTTCTCGTTCGGTGTCTCCAAGTATTTTATGTTTACCCTCGTAGTATTCTATATTTTTCCTAAGTTTGCTTGCCAGGCTGATATGTTTACTGATTAATTGACGAAGCATTTGTTTGTCTGGGTTACTCTCGTCAAATTGTTCTCTTGGTATTGTAAATGTATATATTGTTCTCACCTTCTTATCTTAGCTTTCTTCATTCTCGCTACCCTATTGCCTAATATCGTAGAACAAAAGTAACGTGCTGCATCGCATCCATGGTCGAACTGTTTCACCGGTTTATCTTCTCCATGCTCTAAAGCTTTTTCGTCCCAGATGTAAGAAGCAAATTCTCCGATTGTATTCGTACAGGACTTCTCAAAACAAATCTTGCAAAGATTTAATAATGTTCCTACGAGACGAATTCCGTCCAGTACATCATTTTTTGCTTTGAGTACTTTGTAACCTCGTTTCCGCAGCTCTGCAATAAAGGAAGCTGCGGAAGGATCTACGATGATTGCTTTTATCTGCGTCCCGTCAAGCCATTCTTTTAGGTCGTCTGCATATTCTGAGTCTGTTTTCTGTTTGCCTTTATCACGGCCGGAATAATAATACTCTCTTGTGCAGTACCAAACTCCATCCACACCTTTGTTCCATAGAAGGAATACTGTAGCGTTCTGGGTTCCATAATCACAGGAAACATAACGATTTTTATTTATCAGCAAGCTATAGAATTCCCGGATATCTTTTACATGTTTCTTTTCATCGAACATATCGTAAATGATGCCTTCCGCCGCTGCCCATAGTCCTTTGATGTATCGTTTGAAGAAAACTCCTGTGTACATCGCACAATATCTTTGCTTAATCTTCTCCGACAAAGAAAGATTGTCGTCCATTGTAAAGTGCAAGTACAAGATTTCTTTTAGTCCATGAGCTTTTCCTTTTTTGGCCGCTTCCTCTTTGATTTTCTTTGTTTGCTCTTTTCCTAAGTAGCTCGTTGATTTATTTATCCAGTTTTGTTTGAACCAGTGATATGGTCCATCTGGGTTACAGTTAAACCAGTATTTCGAACCATCCACGGAGCAACGTCCTGTTGCCTGGTTGACAAAGCTCTCTGGCATCAGTGCAACTTCATCAAAAAAGACCCCGGCCAAGGTAATACCCTGGATGAGGTCCTGTGAACTTTCATCTTTTCCACCGAAAATATAGAAATAATTCTCTTTCTTTTTTCTTCTCACGATAACTAAATTGTCAGAACGATGGTCTTCAACTTTATATCCTCGGCTTATTAGCATTAGTTTCAACCAAAAGAGTACATTTCGTCTGAAAGAGCCAATTGTCTTTCCACACATACCAAAGTTCTGACCGTCAAACGATTCCATCGCCCACATCACAAAAGACAACGACATAGAGACTGTCTTGCCCGAACGTATTGCTCCATCTGCTATAATTCCATCTTGATCACATACTGGAGACTCCGGCATCCACCAGGTAAGGATTTTCTTTTGTTTACGTGAAAATGGTCTAAATTTAAAGGCTGCTTTCTTTACTCTTCTTCCCATACTGCGTATGCCTCGCCTTTCAGTGCTTCTAAGAAGCCATCATCTTCTGTTTCTTCCTCATCCACACCAGATATAATTGCCGTCTTCGCCCTGATCTGATCGATCCTAGCTTTCTGCTCCTCTGTTGCAAGTTCATAATTACTATGCAACAGTTCATCATATTGCTTTATCAAGGACCTTAATTCTCCTTGTGCCCTTGCCTGTGCTTTTAAAAATGTTGCCTGTTTATCCCATGCTTCCTGTACCTCCCACTTCTCGCCTATAAGCTTACCCTTTGATTTTTTCTCTTCGACTTTCTCGATTGTCTTATCCTCGTGGTCCTTTACATACATGATCTGCTGTGCTCTGACGATTGCAGCATAAGCAATCTGTATATTTTCCCAGAGAATATCTAAAGGGTCCTTCTTTTCAATCTCCTGGATAATAGAAAAGGTCTCTTCCGGAAGATACTTCGAGAAGAAACCATGCTTTTCTGCGTTTTTATTTTGTTTTGGAGCGGCTCCGCCCTTGCCGCCTACGGCATTCTTGTTACCTGGCTGACCGCCTTTCTTTGCTTTCGCAACGTTGCGTTTCTCTTTTGCAACGTTGCAATCCCATTTATATCTATTTTTCCAACTTCGGACTGTTCCTTCCGGAACTCCTAATTGACTTGCAATCTCAATTAGCTTCTGTCCTTTTAAGTATAATTCTTTTGCCTGCGTTATCCTCTCATCCGGCTTCCTCGGCATCACCACCACCTCTCATTCGTTTTTGTTTTGGAAATATCCCCTCCAGGAATCGAACCTGGGACATTACTCTACCACTGAGCTAAGGGGATAAGAAAAAGACCACACATTTTGTGCGGTCTTGAATCACTATATTATCTCACTCTATAATATCATCTCTTTTTAAAATACTTTAATAAATTAATATTTTCGATCTTGTTTATTTTTTTCATCCAATATATCTTGATATTCCGTACGTTTTTCCAATGGGATAATGTCATCAATATATGCTTTTGCATTTGCCTTCAGGCACATATATTTTTCTGGATATTTAATTTTAAGTATCGATATAATAAGAATTGATAACCAACGAAAATATTTTAATTCCTCTTTCAAATTTCTTTTTACATATGTATTGAATCTTTTCATATTATTTATATTTTCAGGCACTTTATTAATATCTGTATGAATATATTTACATGCTTCTGAATATATATACTTAATTTGACTTTTGTATTTTGTTAATATATTCTTTTCAATACCACTACTTCCATTATCAATACAAGCAAAGAGATCTTCTAAATTTTTCGTAGCATAATCTTGAGATATATATCTCAAGAAACTCTCTATAGTATTTCTATATAAAAAATAAATTAATCTTATATCCCCAATGATTACACAATTTAATAGTGAACACATATTTAACAAAATATTATTAAGTAATTGAACTTGTTTTTCTTCTCCAGATGTATATTGGAACAAAACTCTTAATCCGGTATAATACTTATTAATCTCTCGTATAAACTCTTTTCTAGAATTAATTTCTTTTTTCTTATAGACTTTATTTAAAATATTCATTGAGTTTGCTGTATTTTTCTCAATGGTGCTTTTGAAGTCACTAACCACATCCATAAATTATAGCTCCATTCTTTCTATCACACTATAAATATCAACTTTTTCTAAATCATCATTATTGTTTATTTTTTTTAATATCTCAAATAACTTATTCAAATAATTATTTATTTCATCTTCATCTGTTATTTCTTTAATTATTCGAACTATTTTCCCGCAAATTGTTGTACGTGAATGAATCATATAATCACTTAAGGAAATTCCAAAATTATTTTTTAAAAAAGTAGCAATATCTTTGTTTTTTCTAAAAATTTTTTTTGATAAAATTAAATTTTGAAGAATAGAAATAAACAAAAGTTTCCTAACTACCAAAATATCCGATAATTCAGAATCCATATTACTCCTTTCTCTTGTATTTAAATATTCTTTTATTAAATCCAGCGTATTATTATCTATCATTCAAGCTTCCTCCATTCACTGCACAATTATATACATCTAAAAATTCCTTGGTTAATTTTAATATCGGACTTTTACAGCCTTTCGTTTCATACATCAATTTTTGTTCTTCACTAGCTCTTGCGATTCGGTTATTTATTATAATGGTCTGCTCAAACACTTTACTGAATTTATATTTTTCTCTTATTTCACGTAATTTCTCATCATGATATCCGCCTGATCCCTTTTGTACAAGGTTCGCTATAATACTAAGTCTTTGTATTTTCGCATTTTTTGTTCTGCGATTATTAAATTTTCCAACAATCTTTTCAAACAGTGATAAGCCTATTGTAGATAAATAATCTGGCTTGATTATTAACAAATAAAAATCAGAGGCTTTAAATGCAGAGGTCGTATATACCGACTGCGTAGGCGGACAATCAATGAAAATAAAATCATACTTATTTCTCAAACTGGCATTATCTATAAATAAATTTAATGTATCTGTTGCTGTTCCATCTGTATCAACTATATTTGTCATTCTTAAATCGCCACATATCAAATCTAAGTTTTCTCTTACATTATATATAATTTTCTCACTTATAGAACTTTCAGAGCTTGAAACTGAATCTGGGTCTTCTCCGCTAATACCGTACAAATCGTCTTCTGCGCTATCCTTATAAAGCCAGTAAATAGTTTCCTTTTCTGTATATTTATCATCAATCACTTTTTGAATATTTTGAGGATTTAATAAATATTGTGTAGCATTCATTTGTGGATCAATATCAATCAATAATATTTTTTTACCTCGATCAGCCAAACAACCGGCTATATTTACACAAACTGTTGTTTTTCCAACTCCACCTTTCATATTCATGAAAGATATAATATTTCTTTCCATTTGTTTCCTCCGTAAAACATTTTTCTTTATTTTACAATATATATCGATAAATTTCCATACTACTACGAATTTTTTATATAATAAAAAACACCCCACATTTCTGTGGAGTGCCTTCTGAAAAATGTTTTACAAAGGAGAACTACTTATCCTGTCTTCTCAATTTTAAATTTTAACACACTTCATCGTAACATGTGTAACATTCGTAACAAACTTTCATTTTTCTTCAAAAAATCTTTTAAGTTCCATCTTTAACCCTCCGGAGGTACTTCCTTTCATCCGATCGGCTACTTCTTCCCATGTAAGTTTTTTCTCATATCGAAAGCGGATAATTCTCTGGATACGGATTGGTGCCTGGTTAATGACTTCTAATGCTTGCAGTCTGACGCGGTTTGCTTTTTCTCTCCGCTTAGAAAGAATATCCATTTCTTTCGTCAAGCGTTCATTGTGTTTCTCATCATACGCAAGCCCTTCGATGTTAAAGGACTGTTGTGTATATGGATGCTCGTTCATGCTGCCTTTTACCTTGTCAGAAGTAACTGCAGACTGTTTCTGTTCAAGCTCTGCAATATCATCCTCCGTCTCTCTGACTAACTCGCAGGCATCTACATAATCATTGAGAACCTGTTTTATGTTCAAGATAACCACCTCCCGCTATCTATAAATCTTGCCTGTTTTCATGTCTCTGAGCTTAATCCGTCCAAATACTTCAAATCCTCTTTTATTTGCTTCTCTTCTCATATTCTCAACTGTCTCTCTTACAGCGTTAGGCGGCTTGTCTGCTGCTTTGATTGCATCGTGTGCCGTTGTATCTTTGTAATGTTCGTGATTTCGTGTATCCATCCTACCACCTCACTTGTTAAGTATGTAAAATACAAATCCTGTATAAATTAATGCTGCTATAATTACTATTGCTTCTGTTATACTCATCTGTATTCCTCCTGTTTAAAAATATGTGAGCGTATCCGCGGCGTTGTTTGCCATCAACTCGACTCGTTTTAAATATCTTAACTGATTCTGGATGTATGTATCAGAGTCTTTGCCTCCGGCTGCTCTCCAGTCAGCTATTCGCTTATCAACATCTTGCAGTACATTAATCGGAATCATATCAAGATTAATATCTTCAAGGCTAATCTGCTCCATCTTTTTACTCCTCTCAACATGTTCATCCGGTGCGATCTCATCGTTCATAAGCTCCTGCTCCAATTTATCATATTCAGCATCTATTCTCTCTTTAAACTCCTGACGGCTTATTTGTCCTTCAACGAGCATGCGTTCTAAAATTCTGTATTCGTGACTCATAATTTACTTCTTCCTCTTGTTCACCCTTTTCGTATGCTCTGCTACTTTCTTGCAGCCAGCTTTCCATCTCTGATAGGCTTTACCTTGCTTACATGGCTGATTCATTCCCTCGCAACGGTCTCTTTCGAGACATTTCACGCATGGATTAATCATCTGTTTGCTCCCTTCATGAAATTACCTAATGCTCTATTTTTCCAAGGTGCTTCTTTTATGTCTTCTAGTTTGTACGGTTCTGGTAATGGCATCCATGCATTCACGAAATAGCCTAAAGACGCATATGTTCTGCCCGTAAATGGAGCATGAAAAGCTCCACCCTCATCATCTACTTTCCAAGTGCCTACAAGCGGCTTCTGCTTCTCATTTGCAAATGATAGCAATACACGTTCTCCGTTCTCGGGTGTTTTTTCTTCTAACGGTATCCATTCTGCTATGTAAGGCGGCTCTGCGTCCAAATCATGAAGGCTGCGCTCAATAATTTTTCTCACGTTATCCGTATAAAGTTCTAACGGGATATCTATCTTAACTTTCTTCATTGTTTCCTTTCTCCCCGACTTCTGTCGGGGAATCAATGGCATATAGCTCCGTGTTGTATCATGGAGCGGTTAACAAGTTACTGCAATGTGTATCTATCCTTAACCCCGGAGGGTGTCCAGCTTTTTCGCCTTCCTGGCAATTCGCTTTGCACTGCGTTCTGTATTTCTTCGATGCTGTCTGCTGGCATAGGGGACTGCCTGTTTTCGTGCCGGCTCTTTGTGCTTCACATCTTTATCATTCATCCGAATAGTATATTCAAGACCTGTCTCTTTCTTTAATGCGTCTATCATCTCCAGCCAGGTAACATAATCCTCCATCAGGCACTCTGTCTTAAAATCAAACCGTTTACAGAAACGCTCTATCCTGGCTGCTCCGAATCCAAATTCATCATGTAATGTCATTGCTGTTAAGATATTTACAGTATCCAGTGTCTGATTCTTTATGTTCTCTATCACCTTATCTACAGCAGAACGGCTGACTCCGATCGGGATCCCGGTAACACCTCTCATACGAAGTTCTTCTTCTAGTCCTTCGATTCCTTTTTTTCTTGCAACTTCTAGTGCATAAGACATACCTTCCTGTCTTGCACGTTCCAGTTTATCTATTCTTGCCATAATCTTCTCCTATCTGCTTCCAGTAAGCCTGCCTTCAAGATTGTCATAGAATCCTTGCCCATAATCTCGCTGTTCAAAATTATTCCAAGCATTTGTCCTTCTTCCAGTAAGGTTATTACTCTGAGGCCCGGCTTTCTTTCCTCTGCCTTCCCAAGTGATCACGGCAGACTTCCAACTCTTCATTTTGTTTTTACCGATCATCCATCCTTTGCTGTCATAAAATGCAACAAACTTCTCTGGGTCAACGTCATTATGCCGTTCTTCGCAATATGCCCGGACTTCTTCCACGGTTGGAGGTACAAAGCGAGTGATTTTTTGGGATATACCTTCAGGTATATCTTTTTTATTAGTCTCTGTCTTATATCTATTTATGTCAGCCTTTTGTACTTTCTTTGTACTTCCTTTGTACTTCTTTTGTACTTCTTTTGTACTGTCTTTTGTACGGTACAAAATACGGTACTTAGTGCATGTCCCCCTCTTTTTAGATGATATAAAATCAATCAGTCCAAGCTGCTTTAATTCATTTCTTGCACGAATAAAAGCTTTCTCGCTGATTCCCATTCTTGTGCTCAAACTTATGTTAGTGCGAGAGAACCACTCTTCCCAAGCGCATTTATTGTTAATACCCAATAACGTGTAAAAAAGCAATTGTGCGTTTGCGGAAACAGTATTACACTCACAAAAATCATAAAAATAATTGAGTATATCTAAATATGTCATAGAACTCCTTTCAGGGCACAATATTTAATTTTTGTATTTATAAGGCTGAAATGACTTTTAGATCACCCAGCCTTATAAATTTATCTTTCCTTCATATTAGAAAAACATCTGCTGTCCTTCTGGTACCGCCTCCTGCGCATCATTCTGTGTAGATGCTGGTTCCTTAGTTACTGTGCTATTATTTGTTACTGGCTGTGCTACTGCCTTCTCTTCGATCGCTACCGTCTCTACCGGAGGAACATAAACCTCACCAGCAACATCCTCTGCAAAGCCTTTTTCTTCTGCTGTGTACATACCGCCAAAGGCAGATGGGAAAGCTTCTCTCAATGCCTGTACTAATGCGACCTTGCGGATCATCGTAGATGGCTTCTTGCTCCACTGGGAATTTAAGCTGCCATCTTTCTTTCTTCCTGCATATTCATCAAAAGAAACTTCTGCTTCATATGCATGACTTCGGTCTTTACGGTAAACCTTCGCCCATCCTCCAAGAATCTCTTCGGAAGGAAGCTTAAAGCATCCGGTTCTGTGAATCACTTCTCTTGTCTCGGCATCCATTACAATGATCCCCGCTTCAAAACCATCGTAGTGTTCATTGGCTTCTGCCCGTTTCATGTAAGCCTCTTTACCGATAACCATTGTAGCTGGTTCATTGCCGTATTTAATGCAATACGCTTCTTTTGTCCAAGGGTTTAATCCGCTGTTTTTGCAGAGATTCATAAACATTACTACTTCGTTCATCGTAACATTATCTTTGTTTCCGGAAATCATATATTGTTTCACGACTTCCGGAGTAAGTTCAATCTTCATTCCTGCTACCTCATAAGATGCAGACTGGACGTTCTGAAATGCTTCTGTTCTTTTCTTTGCCAATGTGTTTGATACTGCCATTTAAAGTTCCTCGCTTTCTAAAATATCTACCTGTTCGGCATTTCTTTTAAGTTTCATCAATACTTCATTTAAGTAAGCAAACTGTGTTTCGTTCGCTGTAATCGCGATCACTACCCTCTTACGTCTGAGTTTTGCTGCCTGCTCCTGATAACTTTCCGAGATAGCCGGCTGCTGTGTAACAATATTTGCCGGATCCGGCTCTTTTTCCGGAACAGGGGCAGACTGTGCCTTACCGGCCATTTCTACCCTGGCGGCCTCTTCTTTTCTCCTGCGCTCTTTTTCTTCTGCTTCCTGTTTCTTTTGTTCTTCGTAAAGGGCTTTCTTCTTTGCTGTATCTTCAAGCTGCTGTTTTTTCGCCATTGCCGCCATAAGGTCAAAGTCTTTTAAGTACTCCTCTTTCATCTCATAAACATAAGGAGAATTTTCCGTATTGATAATCTTTAAGTCTCCGTCTATCTTTTCCCGGATAGTGATAATCTCCTCTTTTATGGATTTTAATGTTGTAGAGACGTTCAGCCAGGATTCTTTAAAAATCTTCTCAAACGGTACCGTACGGTCCAGATCGCCAATGCACTCCTTGTAAATCTCTTTGACTTTCGTAAGCTTCTCCTGTCTCTTACCCTCTTCATATCCTTTTACCTGTGTATCAATATTTTCGATTGCTCCATTAATGATCTCAACCAGTTCTTTCTCCTTAACAGCAAAATCTTCATAAGGAAGCATAACCTCTTTTTTGATTTCTTTTCTCTTATCCTCAAGGGCAGTAACTAATTTTCTTAAATTCGTTCTATCCTGCTTTGCATCTTTAATCTGGTCATCGCTATAAACGAGATTCAGATAATCGCTTGATTTCTTTGTGATTTCTTCTTTTAACTCTTCAAAGTTCCAATCGATTGCTTTTAAAAAGCCGTCTGCCTGTGGGTTATAAATCTTTAACTCCATCGCTATTTCTCCTTTTTAAATTTCCGGAAGAAGAAGTCCTAGCTCCTGTCCGCTTTGCAAGCTGTGCCAGAACGCTTCCTCCTCTTCTTTTAACATCTTGATATCCGAGAGGACTTCTTCCCTCTCAATGTGATAATGTTTCGTTGTCAGCCTCACTTCCCCATCTCTTACACGCTTAAGCTGTGCTTTTAACACTACGAAGTCATACTCTGTGACTAAGAGATAGTGAAGGACCTGTATGTAATAATTGTCCGGTATCCGATTATCCCATTTTTCCCACTGCATAGACTGTAAGATATTTGTTGTCTTGATCTCTAAAATGCCTCTCCGTCCATCTGGATCCATCAGTTCACCATCCAGTGAGGCATGTGCCCAGGGATATTTTTTATTGATGATCATGTTGTTGTCGTAATACTCCACTTTGTATTCCGGATAGTCTAAAGCAAACAATGCTCTAAGCAGCGGCTCTGCATCGTTTCCATACTTGACGTATGATTTGTCCGAAATATCCACAGGAGACATCTGTCCTTTCTTCTCCATCCACAGTTCCTGATTTGTTTTATATGGATTCAGTCCAAGGATAGCGGAGGCATCGGAACCGCCGATGCCCTTACGATTTACCAGCCACTCTTCCATGGAATCAAATTGGATTCTTGTAATATCTGTTGAAAGACGCTCTCTTTTCATGCTGTCTCCAAAAAACTAAAACGCTGCATTAACATCTTCATTGTCTCCTCCGGCTCACCAATACCTTCCATGTCTTCTCCGTACATGCCGGCCGGCTGTGCCAGAACAATATCGCCCACAATAGGTACCATACCGTTAAAAACTGTACCGATTATATTAAGCTCTAATTCTTTCATGCGCCCTTCTTTGTCAACGAGCATTATTACAGGGCGTTTAAAGAAATCGTACATCTGCTCTGTTGCCACGGTCTCAACATATCCACCGACAGCCTTCTGCATTGCTTTATAATCACCAAAATCTACATCTATGATAGAAATCTTATTGTGTGCTGTTATCTTGATTGTTTTCATCTATGTACTCCATTCTTTTTCATATCCATCGCGATTAACTCTGTCAAAGCTGCCTTGCGTCTCAGTAGTAGAAACGATGTAGGCTCCTGTTCCAGAGCCGATTCATTTTGGCTATATTTTTTCAGTAAAAAATTAATTATCATCTTCCTCACCTGCCAGTTTTTCAAGATAAGCGATGCAGTCATTGTATTTCTGCATGATGTCACTAGCATAAGTTTCTATTTCAAACTGTTTATCCCATTCTTTTTCCTCAGAGATTTCGCCCTTCATAGCAATTACTTCTGTTGAGTAGTTACTATGTCTGAAAATAACATGGTTTCCTGCCTGCTGTGCTGCATATACTTTTTCAAGCAAAAACTTAACATCATCTAAGCTCAAAGTCTTTTCTTCCTCGTTCATAATTTTCTCCTTCCATTTTTCTGGTTTTGTGTTACAATTTAGTTGAGTTATTTTCTATGCGCCTGTTGGAGTTGCCGCTTCGCAGGTGCATTTTTTATATTCTTCCAAATCTATTCCCTGCGCTTTAGCAAACGTAATGGCATTAATAAAATAGATAGGTCTTTTCTTGTTTCTCCCTGGCAAAGCCTGCGCCCATGAATACATACCCTGCTGAATAGCAAGTGCAAGTGCTCGCTGTGACACGCCCATGATTCCAGCCGTCTCCGTGAGTGTAAGTCGCGGAATCTTAGGATATGGTATACTTGGTTCTTTGAAGTTTTCGTTTCCAAAGTAATCTTCTGGCATCCCTATTGCTGTAGCAATCACGCCCTGTCTCTTCTTGGATGGTATGTTTTTGCCTGATAGATACTGACAAATAGAACTTTTATTTATGCCTGTTAATCTAGATAATTCTGATTGGGATATATTTTGTTCTGAAAGTATGTATTTTAACTTTTGAGAAAATGTCATGGTTTCACCTCCTCTCCAACTATTCTTGACTTTTTATAGTTTCTCCAATATTCTTGTTACACAGTCACTGCCATGCCGAGTACTTAAGAAAGGAGAAAATTTCATGGATTTATCAACAAAAGTAAATATTGTGCTCTCTGTGCTTTCCTTTATTTTGGCTGCCATTTCCATTGTTACTGTTGTAATAACTTTACGTCAGAATAATAAAATGATTGAAAATTCCAGTAGACCTTATGTATGCGTTTATTTTGATTACATGCAATGTGGGGAACCAACTGGCTATTTTGTTGTTAAAAATTTTGGTGCATCTTCCGCTTTTATTGATTCACTTACATATAATGATGTTATACAAAATCATCCAAAATCGCTTGCGGATATTTCGACTATCTTTGATGGTCTTTCTGGAAATTCAATAGCACCCGGTCAAAAATTTCTCGCACCATTCAAGCTCTATGAATATAGGGGCGATGTTGCAATTTTTGACATTCATTATCATTCTGGTAGGAAACATTACTCAGAGCATTTTGAAATAGATGTTGATAATTACGGAAAATTAGTAAAACCTCGTTTAGCAAACAAGGAATATCATGCTATTTCATATCCATTACAGGAAATTTCTGAGCGACTTATGTAATCAGTCCAAAATCAATCATTATCTTGGCCAGTGCGCAAATTATCCATGCGATTAGTACTGGCCAGAATAATTTCATACAAATTTTTAATATCTTTTCCTCTATCTATCTCACCTCCTAACTGCTCTTGCGTTCTAATTTTTGTCTACTAACTGTTTATTAATTGAAATATTTTTCATATTATGATAAAATTCTTTCACATTATAAAAGAAAGAAGGTTTTATCATGAATAACTACATTCCTGAAGGATTGCAAGAATTCGCAGGATATAAAAATGAATTCTTGAGAAAAATCCAAAAAGCTACCGCACCATATCACGAAGCTACAATGGCTGTTCAAAAAGCTATTGAACCTTATTATAAAGCTACAGCAGCTGTTCAAAAGGCTATGAAACCCATTTATGAAACTAACGAACGAATTCAAAAAATATTAACTCCTACATACACTGTTCAAGAATTGATTAAGCAAGCTTCCAAACCCTATGCATCTCCAATTCATAATAGTGCCAATTTGTTAACCCAAGCATTCATTGGTGGGCTCCCTCCGGTTATTAAAGCTCCCCGTTTTCCTTCTGTAGCTCAATCTTATGAAGTTCAAGAATTAGTCCGGACAATAAATAATCTCGCTTCAGATGATTCCGTTCTTCCTTCTGATACTATAAATGACATAAATAATGCAGACGTACATATTGATACTGTTGATGTTTCAGAGGAATTTGCATTTAATATATCTTCTGCCTTAGAAGACGATGATATCTTTGTAGAAACCACTTCGTCTAAGAATTCAAAAGCTATCTATATTGATGCTTTTAAAAAATATTTAATAATATTTATAACTCTTTTATTACCACTGATGGATTTCCCTTACACACTTTGGCATGATTATGTTTCCGATAAAGCCAATGCTAAATATCAAAGTCAAATGTTAGAAGATTCCCATAAACAAACTCAGCTTCTTGATCGTATTGATTCCAACCTTTCAAAGATTAAACGTTCTATTTCCACAGAAAAACATTAATCTTATTAAAGGTAAGCGGTATAATCATTGTCCATATCAAGATTCTCTGTAGAAGAATCTCTTCGTAAATTTTATAGAGAGGTTCTTCTTTCTTTATCTTTGCAACTTTTCGCAAGGTACCTGTAATATTTATAATTGCTATCCCAATTGTTACGTAAAAACTTATGTCTTCAAACTTCATCATCCCGCCTCCTTCTGTTCAAAACCACTCGCAAAGCTATCCAGTGGAACACTTAACGCATTGCATATAGCAAAATATTCCACCGCTTTAATTTCTCTTTTCTCATTCAACATCGGACTTAAAATATTCATAGGAATCCCCGTTTTAGAGGACACAAAAGAATATTTGATACCATTCCTATCTAAATAAGCTTTTATTTTATTACCGAGCATCTTTTTCACCTCTCTTTCAATTTTTCTGTATTGATACAGATTTTCTGTACATCTGCATCATATAACAGTTTTTCTGTATTATCAATACTGTTTTCAGATTTTCTGTATTTTTTTATTGATTTCACATATTTTCTGTGCTATGATTCATTTATAGGAGGTATCTGAAATGTCTATTGATGGAGCAACTATTAAGCGTAATATTTCAAAAAATATCGTAAAATATAGAGAAAAAATGGGATATTCACAAAAGGAACTTGCTAACAAATTAGGTGTAACACCCTCTCGGATTTCTAATTGGGAACAGGGAGCTAATTGTCCTACTATAGATATTCTTTTTGAGGTATGTAAGATTTTACAAGTTTCAATAAATGATATATATGGTATATATCCAGATTCTAATGTTTCCTTATCATATGGTGAAAAGGAACATATAGAAAATTATAGATTACTTGACGAATACGGAAAGGAACTAATTGATACAATTACAATCTGTGAAGTGAACCGCTCTAAAGATTTAGAAGAATCTAAGAGAAGACTTCGTATTTACCAAGAAACATTCTCCAAACTTGTTAATGAACAAAAACAGAAAAATTCTTCAATCACTAAAGAAGAGGAACTCCTTGCCGCCCATCAGCGTACTGATATAGAAGTGACTCCGGAAGAGATACAGAATGATTTAGATATTATGAATGATGATAATTTGTGGAAGTAAGAAAGGAGAATTTTATTGTTTCAAATCATTTATGGTAAAAAGGCTATTAAATTTCTAAAAAAGCAAGATAAGCCTACACAGAAACGTTTGACGACTGCCATCTCCAGATTACCTTTAGAAGGCGATATTAAAAAGTTGCAGGGAGCTTCCGGTTATCGCCTGCGTGTCGGTAATTTTCGAGTATTATTTGATGTAAATGGTGTTATCATTGATATTATTGATATTGGTAACCGCGGACAGATTTATAAAGGAGTGTGATTATATGTCTAATGTAAAAGAAAGAATCTTTGGTGCTGTTACTATCATGAGCGATGAAGATGCTGAGAAAGTCTGGAATTTAATTCAGGCAGCATTTTTGCTTAACAATGTAGAAGAAGTTACTCCTGATCCAGAAGAAATCGCTGCTCTTAATGCATATCATTCTGGTGACCCTGATTATCAGCCTGCAATGTCTCAGGAAGAAGTTTTAAAGGAACTAGGATTATAGCAAATCGCTACATGGGAAGGTGGTGTCTCACTTGACATATGAACAACTTTTAGATTCTGCCGATCAGGAAGGTCTGGCAGTAAAAGAAGTACCTCTCTCCACTCATGACGGTCTGATCAGGGATAAATGTATTGCAATTCGCAAGGACATTCCCACCCAGGTAAAGAAAGCCTGTGTCCTTGCCGAAGAGTTAGGACATCATTATACCAGTGCCGGAAACATCTTAGACCAGACAGAGATAGAGAATATAAAACAAGAACGAAAAGCCCGGATGTGGGCTTACAATAAACAAATTGGTTTATCTGGTATATTATCCGCTTACCAATATGGCTGTAGGAATCTACACGAAATGGCAGAGCATCTGGATGTTACAGAAGCATTTTTAAAAGATGCACTGGATGCCTACCTTTTAAAATATGGAAAATGTACTGTAATAGATAATTACATGATATTTTTTGAACCGCTGGGAGTTGTGGATATGAATTATAGCATTGACTAATGCATATTAAAGAAAGGATGATGCTTATGGACATAAATCAATATATAGAAAAACGATTAGACCCCCAAATTAATTGGTATGATAAAAAGTCAATGGAAGCTCAAAAGGCCTATAAAATTTTTCAAATAACAGAAATTGTATTGGCCTCCATCATCCCTCTATTAACTGGTTATTCAAATGTTCATTTTTCTATTCCTATTATTGTAGGGATATTCGGAGCAGTTATAGCTATTATTGAATCTCTTACTAAATTATATAAATTTCATGAAAATTGGATTCAATATCGTTCAACTTGCGAATTATTAAAATATCAAAAATATTTATACCTTACCAATTCATCTCCATATAATGATGAAGAAGAAACAAAGGGAAATATTTTTATTCGGAATGTTGAGTCAATAATTTCATCAGAAAACAATCAATGGAAAACTATTAATTCCGAAAAATCAAGCAAGAAAAAAAGTTGATTTCTATATCTGCTCATATGTTTTTTCAAATATATCAGGTTTGCATGGATATTTTTCTCCATGTATTCCTGTTATAATCCAGTCACCCGGTGAAGCAATCATATCTCCTTCCAGTGTATGAATAATGATTTCACAATCGGTCTGATATGCTTCGACTACTACCGGCTTTTTCTGGAATTTTTTTATAGTATTGTAACTCATAAACACCTCCGATTAAAAGAAAGGATTGATTTTATGCCTAGTTTGTATGATTACCGATTATTTATTAGCCACGCATGGAAATATGGAGACGATTATAAGCGTTTGATTTCTCTCCTGAATAATGCACCTTATTTCAATTATTATAATTATTCAGCTCCTAAAGAGAAACCATTATTTCCTTATGGGACACCTATGACAAATAGCAAAATCCGTGAATTGATATCCAATAAAATTCGTCCTAGCCAAATAACTATTGTTTTTGCTGGTATGTACGCAGCCTATAGCGATTGGATTAAATATGAAATTGATGAATCTGTTCGAATGAACAAACCAATTCTTGCAATACAGCCTTGGGGGCAACAACGATCTCCTTCTTATGTTACTCAAAATGCTGATAAGATTGTTGGTTGGAATACTAGTTCTATCGTTTCTGCCATTAGAGAATTAGCACGGTAA